GAACAGGCATTTAAGGCCAAATTCCTTGCCCCTGCAAAATCGTCTATGAAAGGCCAATCAGATTTTTTATTCTGATAGTGAACGACTCTAGCACCGAGAGCCAATGCAATCTCTTCGGTTTTGTCGGGACTAGCTGACCCCCTAGCAATACAAACAACCATTTCTTTTGCGGCTGGGGCAAACGATTTAAGGCAACGTTCAATGTAGGCTTCTTCATTACCAGCGATTAGATATATGGATAAATCGTGTTTCACGCAAGGATTTCAGATAGGATTTCTAGTTATTTTTGGATGTCAATAGAAAGAAAAAGGGGAGACAGGTTATTCACCCATCTCCCCTTCTTCGGAGGAACCAGAACCAGAACCGAATTACGTATAGTTTGTGGTGATACGTACAGCGGCGTTTGCATCAATCACAACTTCCGCGGTGTTCATGCGAACACGCAGGACGTTGGAACGGCGGGAATCATCACGGAAGGTTTCCGAGATAAAGCCACCGGGGGCGTCATCAGCCCATACGAGGGTGCGTCCCACTCCGCCAGCGGTGAACTCACCGCCTTGCAGATTGGCAACAATGATCTTGGTATCAGGGATGATGAACGAACCGCTATAAGAGATGTTCTTGTTGGCGGTGTTACGAGCCGCCCGACCAATCAGAACCTTCTCTACACCCAAACCAGCGGCAACCTGTTTCTCATCGAGCAAGCGGGGGCCGACATCGGAGATAACTCCGAAGAACATATTCTGGAGGAGGGTGGAACGGCGGATACGCTCAAACACATTGGCAGACATGAGAACCGCATTGGCCTCATATCCCAATTTGTTGAGAGCAAGTTTGGCCGCCGCAACGTCTGCAGGGGCGTTGATGGTGGTCAAGAGAGCCTCGGTGTAATTAACAGCCGCGCTTTGATCAGCCGTGGTGAACGGAGTCGTGCTCGCCCAGAGAAGATCGGAAACCCGCTTCTCGTGGGAAAGTTTCAACTGACGGAGCAAGAACTTCGCCGAGGAAGCCTCGATGCTGAAGAACCTGTTCATGTCCGACTTGAAGGAGTCGTCCAGATATTCAGTCAATCCGTATTCCTGAGTTGCGTAGGTTGCCGAATTGTACGACCGAGTGATCGCCGCATATTCGGAAGCAATATCACGCTTGAGAGCGTCTGCATTACGCAGATCAGCACCAGCGAGAGTCGCTTTAAGATAAATTCCGCTTTTAGCCGGGACGTTGAGCAGAGGGAGAGCTTCCGCACCGATCAATCCGACATCACTCGGCCCCTCAATGAGAGCCTGTGAGATGTCCGCCCGAATCGTTGTTCCGCCACTTACAAATGACATATTATTTTATTCTTTCTTGGTTGTTGTTACGATTGTTTAGTACAACGGAACAGCGATTTCAATAACCGCCGAAGTTGCCGTGGCCGCTTCCAGAGCGATGCCAGCCGTGCCGATGTTCGCCGCCAGCGTGGTCACCTGACCGCCGTTGTCGAATTTAACCACATCACCTACTGCCGCAACGCCCGAGACGGTTGCAAAAAACGTAGGGTGGAACAACTTAACTGTCCCTGCGTCACCAGCGGCAACGTCCTGTTGCACTACGCCAATGGCACGAGCCGTTCCAGTAGTTGCCACATCAGCGAAGCCCGCTGTGGTGGTGGATGGGATTACCAAGCGGTAGGCCGAGATAGCCGTGGAGAAACCGAAGGTACGAAAATGTCCGTCAATTTGTGAACTCATTTTTTATTGTCCTTTGTTAGATTTTGCTAATGCCACGGCTAAGAGCTTCGGCATATTCGTTGGGGTTGGAGAGCATCACGGCCTTCATAGCCGAGAGCTTTGATGTTCCGTAATCGGCATGAGCCGCTACAAGAGCTTCAAAAGTTTTAGGTTCGACTTTGGCTTCGACCTTTTCCTCTACAGCGGGGCTGGCGGGGATGGGCTTGATGCCAAATTCAACGAGGGCTTTTTTCACAAGCTCGCTCATGTTGGTGTCTTCCTTGGTCTCAACGGCAGGGGTTTCACCCTCGGCCTTTGCACCTTCGGCAACGACATCTTTGTTTTCAGTTTTCGGGGTTACGATGGCTTCGAGAGCTTCAAGACGCTTCATCAAGCCTTCCATCTGAGTTTTATATTCGTCCATGTTAGATTTTCCTTTATTGTCAAGTTTTGGGTCGGACTCAACAACTGCTTGTTTAATATCAGCGGGGACGCTCTGGCCTCCCGCATTGTAGCCCAAATTTTCTTTAGCCTCGGCCTTAACGCAAGAGCCTGGAGCATAAGCCTCGACTCCTTTAGCTGGCTTGTAGCCTTCCCAGCACCTTAATTTTGTGCCAACCGCAAAGACAAGCATTTCGCTTTCTGTGGTTGCAAAATCCCTAAATCTTTCGTTGGATGCGGGGGAACTAACTAAATCAGCGGAAGCGATGCTCTGGGGGCGAATGTAGTCCTTGCCTCCAATCGTTTCAGATTCGTTCATAAAGGCCAAGGAAACCCCGAATTGATCGGGAGCTTCGTCTGCCATTTCCTTGATAAGTCCGTAGTGAGGCGAGCTTTTGAGTAGGTGAAGATCGGCCTTGAGTTTGTCCCCTTCGATGCGAGGGTTGCGAGCATAACCTACTACTGCGTCCAGTCCCGATCCATGATTTAGCTTACATTTAATCCCATTTGGGGCGGCTTTCATTAACTGATAGGCTTGTTCAAGGCTGGTCTTATCAATATAAAGATCGTGTCCCTTAGCCTCGCCTTGGCTCAAAATATACACATCTGGAATGATGCTCGCATCCTCTAGCGACTTGTTGCGCCTCTGCTTCTTTTTCCAGTCCCGATAGGTCTGATAGGCAACCGCCGCCCTCTGCTTCACATCCTTAAAATCCTTGATGGCTGTTTCATTACCCATAAAGCGACCAACGAAATCCTTGATCTTGTCTTTCTTTTCTGGGCTAGGTAGGGGCATATTAGGCTAGGGTTAGGAGATACTTGAGACGATTAACTGCGCCAAGAATGTCATCTCTAATATTCAAAAGATCGGTGTCGCCTTCGGCCAAGTAGCCGGGAAGTTCGTCCGACAAGAAAGCGATAAATTCATCGTTGTATTCACCAAAGGATTCTGGCGAAAAGTTGTCTAGTTCAATGCCAAAGACAGATGCCGAAACGATGCGCCCATATTTACCAAAGAATGTCTCTAGGAAATTGTCGATCTTTTCATCGAGCATCTCATAGGCTTTGCCAAAGCTCTTGTGCTGGCTATAACTTTTTGTCTGCCAATGAAATATGCGTAGCTGATTCTGATAAGTCAGCAGATTGGTCAGGATTGTCTCGCCGTTGGCGTTTTCCATAAGGTTATGCTTTCTTGTCAATCTTTACTGGTTTTTTATCTGATGATTTAGTTGTGATTGGAGAATCAGATATTTCTTGATCTTTAATTATATTGCTCATAGTTGCTCTATTTCAACAAAATGGGTTTTTGAATTTTTTGTTTTAACTGTTCTTGTTTTCAATACTTTATATTGTCCCTTTGGCAAGATTGTTTCTTTAAGATCGCTTTCAAAATTGGGATTGTTTGAATTGATTGTGCTAATGCCTCTTTTTGCCTTAATCTTAAATAATATAGAATTTCCAGAACTAATTTCATCTTCTCTGCGTGCGTAACTAGACGCAACATCGGGATCAGAACTAGCAGACATAAAGCTAGTAAAGTTTAGTGGTTTCCCGCTTTTAATGTCATTTAATATATTTTTGCTTTCGTATCCATCGGCACGAAATCCTCTATATAGTGTTTGCTCTGAATCAAACTTGGTGTTTGTAAGCCTGTTTAATTCTTTAATTTTTGCATCGGCCATATCATTAACTTTTGAATAAAACTTTTTAAGCCCCTCCTCGTTATTTGTTTGCTTGTATAGGCTATAAGTAACGAGGTCTTTTTCTGTTAATCCATCGGCAGTAATATTTTGTAAGGCTCTTTCTGGTGAAGAAAGCGAGCCAGTTAAGGCTCTTTGTAGTGCCTCTTCCCTTGAATCTCCCTCTGCCAATGCCCTTTCATATTTGCTCCACGCGCCACCAGATTGTTTTCTATAATTATCAACAACCTCTTTTTCTCCTTGTGAAATGTCTAGTTTCTGTTTTTCGTATGTATCCCCAGCCGTGTAAGCGTGCTTAACTGCTCCAATATGATCTTTTTCAGAAACTTCTGCCTCTCCATTTTTGTCGTATTTATATGAGTCTAAAACAGATTTTCCATTTGTTTTGACTGACTTTTCTTGTGGCTTTTCAGTTTTGCCTTTACGATCTTGAGGGGTTGGGCGCACATAATCTTTAGGCATCTTCCCGCCCGGTCTTTCTGGTGTATATCCACCTTTTTCGGCTGGCCTTCCATATCCTACCGCACATTTATTGTCTGGGCCGAAAGTCCCTCCCTCATCTTGCCCACAATCCCTACCCGCTACAAATTCAGTCTCTACTTTTTTTTTATCGTCCGTGATTGGGCCACCCACAATCCAAGCATCGCAAGTCCGTTTGGCCGCGCACTTGAAATCAAAAATCTCGCAGTAGCCTAGATTCCCACTCATCTCCACCTCGCCAGCATCTTCGCCAATTCCCTTGCTTATGCAACCAAGGAGCTTTTTGGTTTGATTAAATGCGGCACAATTTCCACAAAGCATCTTCTTGGCCGTGGCTACATCACCTTGAAACTCGTTTGCTTTGGCTTTCCAATAATCCTAATTTGGCTCGTTGGGATTGGCGGGGCCATAGTTTGCATCGTCCACGGCGTTCTGCCTGTTTTCTAAATTGGTCTTGATGTCTTGCGTTGCGATTGGGCAAGCGGCTGGCTCTTCAAGCTGTTCATCTCGGCTGTTCATTTGCTTAACCAGCTTCTTTGCCCAAGCATAACCAGCGTCCCCGCCCCAGAGTTGCCATGCTTGCCATCCCTTGCCCTTCTCGCTCCAAGTCGAGCCTTCCTTGTCTACTTCGTGACGATCAAAGAATGCCTTCATGCGCCTTGCTGTGTCGGGAGAAATTTCCTTTCCCCCGGACAAATCCCTAGCCCTTGCGATCCCAACTGGCGTTCCTCCGCGCTGACTGGCTGGCTTGGTTGCCCTTACTTCTAACCCCCTCTTGGCCGCTTCCTTTACGCCTTGTGGCGGGGTAAAATCAATGTCCGAATATTTGCCAAGCTCGCAAGCATTAAGCATCCCTTTAACCAAAAGCTCAACGCTTTGCTTGTCTAAAGAGCTTAAAATACTTGGTACTTTAGGCTCAAGTTTGCCCTCTTTAGTGCTACCAGTAGGAAGGTTTTCAACTGCGCCCTTTTCGGTTGGCTCACGCTCTTCACCTACATCAATATCACCATCGCCACCAGATTCGTATTTGCCTGTTTCTGTGTCTTGTTCTCCGATTGCGGGAACATCATTTGAGCCAAGTTTTTCTGATTTGGTCTGATCGATTGGCGGCGGGGTTGGAACTTGCGCCGCTTCTCCCGCTGTAACTTTTCCAGTAGGGGCAAGCGTACCAACATTAATTCCAGCCACAATACTCTGAATGACTTGATCTGGAATATTGGGGAATGCTCCACGGATGATTGCGTTTGCTCCCTCTTGAGTAATCGCACCAGCGGCAACCGCATTGATGATTTGAATAAGAGAGGAAATCTGCGCTCCATTGAGCGAGTAGTCGATAAGAGCCTCTTGACCAGTAGGAGTGGGCGAGCCGTCCGTTGTTGCGCCCTGCTCCGTGGTAGCTGGAGAGCCGTCTGGGTTGAGTTGCGACCTGCTCTGCGCTTGAGCAAACAAGGCACTTTCCGTAATATCGGAAATTGACGTTGCGGGAATGTTGTATTGATTGGCAAGATCGGAAATCTTCTTGGCCTCTTGTGCTTTTAAGATGATGGAGCTTTCAAAATCTTGCCCACGCTCTGCCATGATGTCTGAGCCTGTCCGTAGGCCAGACTTAAATTCGGCAATCGCAGACTCCGACTCACGGCCTAAATCAATAGAAACATTAGCTCCAAAGTTAAAAACTCCCTTGGTTGTTTTGGTTCCAATATTGTTCTTAATCAATCCCCTTGAAACCGCATCGGCAATAACAATATTTTTAACAGGGCGAAGCACCTTATCCTCAAGCAATTTCTGGTGACGCTTGAAGGTGCGGGATGCTTGTTGCATTTCAAGTCTAGCAGTTGGGCCAGACATGGCCGATGGATCAACGGCAAAAGAATAGGGGATGCCAACGCCCATGCAGATATTCCTAAGTAGAATCTTGTGGAACTCTTGAAAGCCGTTGCCGGGGCGATTGGGCGAATCGGGAAACTGCATTTCTTCTCCCGGCTCCAAGTAGGTAATCCGTCCCGGTTCGATGCTCTCAATCTTAATGGTCTGGTTATTTGAGTCTAGGTCGTTGGTCAGATTGGCTAGATCGGAGGCGTTATTATTTGTGCGCTTAATAATTCCGCCCTGCGAGCTTGCAATTTTGGCGGCCATCTTCTCCATCTGTACGATTTCATAGATGTCCGTTGCATCATTAATCGCCGTGCAGAAAGCCGTTACGCCTCGATATTGGTCTATCCGAAGCGGGTCATATAGATGGAAAACTTGGTTTGCGGCAATCGTGGCTTGAAACATATAGGCGTTGCCAAACGTCCT